GACAGACCTGTTCCTCCGTGCGCTTGAGAGTTACATCCAAGCAATCGTTGACGTTCTCAACAAACAGTTGGTCGAGCGTCTTTGGCAGTTGAACGGTCTGAATTATGACCTGATGCCAACTATCGAAGCTGGTGATGTCGCTCCACATGATCTTCGTGAGGTTGCAGCCTTCCTACGCAATTTGAATGGTGCTAACATTGATGTATCCTCTCACCCAGAGGTTGTTAAAGACCTTATGGATATTGCAGACCTAGAGTACGACCCTGATGTTGGTCAGCCCACTACAGTTGAAGAGGAAGAATAACAATGGCAAGTTTATCAGACAGAGTGTTTGACAATGGCCTTTCGGTGCTAGACACAGAGGCCAACCGTATAGATATTACCTCACAAGAGGTGACAACGTATGCAGAAGCAACAAGTACATATACTTTGGGTAATTCAACCACACTTTCCATTGGCGCACCCGCTGATCGTACAGGTGGCGGTCGTGACGTTACTGCTGCATCTATCTCAGATGGTTCTGTCACTGGCACAGGTACTGCCACGCATTATGCAATCGTTGATACGGCAAATTCTAGGCTGCTTGCTACAGGCTCTCTTAATGCCTCTCAGAGTGTAACATCAGGTAACACATTCTCGTTAGCTTCATTTACTATTGGTATTCCTGACCCTGCATAGGTGAATTATGGCTAAACTTGTCAACAGGGCAAAGATGTCCACTACCACAACTGGTACAGGAAGCATAAACCTTGTGGCAGCAGAGGATGGTTATCAAACTTTTGCTGATGCAGGTGTAACCGCTGGTGATTTGGTTTCCTATGTTATAGAGGATGGGAACAGTTGGGAAATTGGTAATGGCGCATATACAGGCGTACCTTCAGTTTCTGTTGGTCTTAGCTCTAGTTTATTTAATGTATCAGGGCCGAATCCCTCTGGCCCATATTGGGTACAAAGGACTGTAGATTTATCAGCTTACGCAGGTGCTACTGTAAGACTTGTATTTAAGCACCAAGTCGCAGCAACTGGAACGTCCTATTACGCTGACTTACAGTTAGACGAAATAGCAGTTGATGGGACACTATATGACTTTGAGTCAAGTGTTCATTCCTTCGAGACTACTACTAGCGGTAGCTATGCCAATTATACAGATGCAGTTTTCTCTACACTAGGTACAGGAGAAACAGCAGAGCGTTGGAACAGAGATGCTGGTGGCACACCTTCTTCTAACACAGGTCTAACTACTGGGGCTGACAGCACTACATACTATGTGTACACAGAAAGCTCTACTCCTACCGCCCTTGGGGATATATTCTGGTTAAGAAGCCCTGAGATAACTTTAAGCGGTGATGTAGGAAACTTAACTTTCTACGAGGCTCGTTTAGGGAATACTATCGGTACTCTTGACGTTTATGTAGATGTCACAGAAGTAAGTTACCCAACCTTACAAAGATCAGTAATTGAAAGTAGTAACTCAGGTTCAGCTATTTCCCTCTCAGGTGATGCAAAAGTCTTTGTTACAGCTACCGCGGCTGAGTTAAATTATCTTGATGGTGTAACGAGTTCAATACAAACTCAGTTAGATGGTAAGGTCGGATCAACTTACACAGGTGATGTTAACATTACAGGCGAGCTTATCGTTGACAGCTATAATGAGAGTTACTCTGATGTTACATCAACTACCAATGCCACAACAGTAGATTGTGAAACAGGTAATGCTTTTAGTCATACACTAACAGAGAATACTACCTTTACATTCTCAAACCCACCTGCATCAGGTACAGCTTATACATTTAGCCTAGAAATTATTCAAGATGCTTCTGCATCAGGCTTTACAGTTACATGGCCTACTTCAACAGATTGGCCCAACGCAACCGCACCAACCTTGACATCAACAGCATCAGCTAAAGACGTTTTTGTATTTTACACTCGTGATGGTGGTACTAACTGGTCTGGGTTTACGTCAGGACAGGCTTTGGGATAAATAGGAGTAGATAAATGGTAGGCTTTTCCCCATTAGCCTCTGTTACGCTGGGAGATGATGGGGGCGTAATCAATTACGAGTTAGTCGCAAGTAATATTGATGCTCAACCAGTCTTAATTTCCTCTACGGCCCTTACACAAGACCACAGCTTAGGTGTGGTAAGTTTTGTAACAGGTTCGCCTCTACTACAAACAACAAGTCTTACTCAAGATCATTCATTAACGAGTATATCACTTGTCTTTGGGGCACCTATCTTAGGCAGTCCAAGTGTAACACAAGAACATAACCTACTGGTAACAGACCTAATCTCAGGTACACCAGAACTAGCCAACGTAAATGTTACACAAGACCACGGTCTGACAGCATTGGGACTTACTCTAGGTTCACCTATAGTCTCCGATGCAACGATGGCAGAAGATGAAACATTCTCTGCACCCCCGTTAGATACTGGTGATGTTGTAGTTGAAGACACAAGTATCTCACAAGATCACAGTGTCACTGCAACAAGTATAGTCTCTCTGACACCAGAGTTAATTGAAGCTGGTTTAACTCAAGATCACAACCTACTTTTTACAGAGTTTACTTTAGGTTCTCCACAAGTAGGTCAGGTTGATCTAACTGAGTCAATAGCACAAAACAATACCCTATTAGCTAGGGACATCTTAACGGGCAGACCTGTTGTAGAAGACGCAACAAACCCTGACTTAATACTCACACAGGAGATAGATCAAATGTTTGGAGGTTGGCAGAGGCGCACCTACGAAGTTCCAGATGGTCGCCTAGTTCAATCTGAGCGTGAAATACAGGCCACTTATGGTGACGTTGTATCTATTGACAGAAAAGCTAAGTCTCTCCTCAAGTTTGGTAAGTCAGCCCCCCTGACAACAAATACTTTAGAGACCGTCTGGACAGTTGGAGGAAACGAAGTCTACCTCTCAGACGATGGTATCACACACATCTCCTCTTCTTCTGCGTCTGACACACAGGAGATTAGGGTTGAGGGCCACACAATATCAGGCGATGATTTAACTTTTGTAGTTCAGTTAGTTACTCTCAGCGGTCAGACTCCAGTCGCACTGAACACAGGTCTTGCAAGGGTCTCCAGAATATCTAATAACAATGGAACTGAACTTGTTGGTCGTGTAGTTGTATATGAAGATACAGCAGTAACTGGCGGTATTCCAACAGACGCAACTAAAATTCACATCGACATTCCTCTGGGCTTCCAACAGTCCTTCAAGGCTGCAACATCATTCAGCAAAGAAGACTACTATGTAATGACGGGTTTCTATGGTGCTGTAAGTGCCAAACAGTCTGCCGCAGTAGATTTCTATATTGAAATAAAAGAACCTGACGGAGTGTTCTTACAGAAGGCTTGCTTTACAGCATCTTCCTCTGGCGGAAACTCTGATATAAGCCTTGATCCCGCAATTATTGTACCAAAGAACTCAGATGTTCGTGTTCGTTGTGAGACAACAGACAACAACGCGGTCGTATTTGGTATATTCAAAGGTTATCTAGCGAAGGTTACAAGTTAATGAAAGTTGGTTCTAAAGTATCATGGAATAGCTCAGGCGGAACCGCTCGTGGTATCGTCCGTGAAATCGTCCGTGACGGTAAAGTCTCAGGTATTCCCGTTAAGATTACAGGAACCAAAGAGGAACCTGCCGCTCGTATTGAGATCACTGATGACGAAGGTAAGCCAACAGGCACAATGGTAGGACATAAAGTATCTACCCTCCGTAAAGCACAATACGCTAACGACATCTTCACTACTGAGCCAGAAGCTATCTCTCGTTCTATGGATTTAGGCATGGGTGGAGCTACTCACGTCTCTGACTACGATGGACAGGCTGTGTACATGCCAGGAGAGAGCCACGAGGCGTACCTTTCGTTCTACGAAGGGGGTGAGCCTACCGAAGAGGCAGAAGAGCCATCAGTGAGCCGTATAGAGGCTCTCAGGGCCGTTGTAGCTGAGATACTAAAGGTAGACTTCGCTAAAGCTGAGTATCAAGGCGAAACTGTCACCCTGAACAAGCCTCGTCGTATCAAAGGTGGCAACAAGAAGTTTGAGGTGTTCGTACAGGACGGTGGTAAGGTCAAACGGGTAGCTTTCGGTGATCCTAACATGGAAATCCGTAGGGACGATCCCAAAGCTCGTGCCAATTTCCGCTCCCGCCATTCCTGTGATACCAAGAAAGATAAAACAACGGCTGGCTACTGGTCATGTCGTATGTGGGAATCCAACACATCGGTGGGTGAAATGACAAAGAATATCGAAGGTAAAATCCTTAAGACTGACGACGAACAGCGTATGGTCTACGGATGG